AGAGGACTGTGTTCGGCAGGGTAAGAGGGTCCTGATCCTGGCACACCGGGGGGAGCTGCTTGAACAGGCAGCTGACAAGATCGCCAAATCTACCGGCCTTGGTTGTGCTACAGAAAAAGCTGAAGAGACTTGTATGGGCAGTTGGTTCCGGATCGTGGTTGGATCAGTCCAGACCATGATGAGAGAAAAAAGACTGAAACGATTTGATCCGGAGTTTTTCAACACGATCATCATTGATGAAGCCCATCATTGTTTTTCCGACAGCTATCAGAAGGTCCTGCAGCATTTTCCGAATGCAAATGTCCTTGGGGTGACAGCTACCCCGGACCGTGGCGACATGAAGAATCTTGGACAGTATTTCGAATCCCTGGCCTATGAATATACCTTGCCTAAGGCCATCAAAGAGGGATACCTGTCTCCGATCAAGGCGCTTACGATCCCGCTTAAGCTGGACCTTACCGGTGTAGGCATACAGACAGGAGATTTTAAAGCATCTGACCTGGGGTCAGTGCTGGATCCGTATCTGGAGCAGATCGCGACTGAGATGGAGCAGCACTGCCGGGATCGAAAAACGGTAGTATTCCTGCCCTTGATCAAAACATCACAGAAGTTTCGGGATATCCTGCTGGAGCATGGTTTCCGGGCTGCAGAAGTCAACGGGAACAGCTCTGACAGGGCCCAGATCCTTGAGGACTTTGATAAAGGACGATACAACGTGCTGTGCAATTCCATGCTCCTGACAGAGGGCTGGGATTGCCCTTCGGTAGACTGCATCATTGTACTCCGGCCAACAAAAATCCGGAGCCTGTACAGCCAGATGGTAGGCCGGGGGACAAGGCTTTGTGAAGGGAAGGACCATCTGCTTCTCCTTGATTTCCTGTGGCATACGGAAAGGCATGAGCTGTGCCATCCCGCCAGCCTGATCTGTGAAAACAAGGAAGTAGCGGATCAGATGACAAAGAATATTGAAGAAGCAGGCTGCCCGGTAGATATCGAGGAAGCCGAGACTAAAGCATCGGAAGATGTGGTGGCCCAGAGAGAAGAAGCCCTGGCCAAGCAACTGGCAGAAATGAAGCGAAGAAAAAGGAAGCTTGTGGATCCTTTACAGTTTGAAATGAGCATCCAGGCTGAAGATCTGACCGGTTATGTGCCTTCTTTCGGCTGGGAAATGGGCCCGCCGACAGATAAGCAAAAAAGCACGTTGGAAAAACTGGGCATCATGCCGGATGGAATCGAGTGCTGCGGGAAGGCAGCCAAGATCCTTGATCGGCTTTCAAAGCGACGTAATGCGGGACTGACCACTCCTAAGCAGATCCGCTTCCTTGAAGGAAAAGGTTTTAATCATGTGGGGCAGTGGGACTTTGATGCCGCCAGCAAACTGATCGACCGGATTGCCGCGAATGGCTGGCGGGTACCTTATGATATCGACCCATCAACTTATGTGCCGAAAAAGGTGGATAAAGAATTCCTCGAATGGCCTGCGGCAGGCCTGGCATGGTAAGGAGGGATTATGGATAACCAGATGGATTTAAGGGAATTACTGCCATATATCAATCCTGCAGCATGTGACTATCAGGAATGGATCGATGTTGGTATGGCCTTAAAACTGGAAGGGTATTCTGTCAATGTGTGGGATGAATGGAGCCGGAATGACCACCGATACCACCCTGGGGAATGCCTTAAAAAGTGGAATACATTTCATGGTAACTCTATACCGGTGACCGGAGCCACCATTGTCCAGATGGCTAAAGATGCAGGATGGACACCGGCGGATTATGGTCATGAACTTGACTGGAATGATTCCATCAGCAGGGACTATGAAATCCTTGATAAGGATTGGGTGGAAGCCCGTGAGATCCATGATCCCGGAGACCAGTGGAATCCTGTATCGGACCTGATCCGGTATTTAGAGACCCTCTTTGACTCCACGGATAATGTCGGTTATGTGACAGAATCCTGGGAGAAGGATGGCAAGCATTTGCCTTCCAAAGGAAACTGGGACCGTACAGCCGGCCAGCTGATCCAAGAACTCAGTAAATGTAATGGAGATATAGGCTCTGTATTCGGTGACTACAATCCTGATGTCGGGGCCTGGATCCGCTTTAATCCACTCGACGGCAAGGGCTGTAAAAATGATAATGTTACAGATTTTCGCTATGCTCTTGTGGAGTCTGATGAGACAGACCTGGAGAAACAGAATGCCATCATCCGGGAGCTTGAACTTCCGGTGGCCTGCCTGGTGCACTCCGGGAAGAAAAGCATCCATGCCATCGTAAAGGTGGAAGCTCCGAATTATGAGGAATACCGTAAGCGTGTGGATTACCTTTATAACGTCTGTAAAAGAAATGGTATCAAGGTCGATACGCAGAACAAAAACCCATCCAGACTTTCCAGGATGCCGGGGATCATGCGGGCCGGCAAAAAGCAATACCTGATCGATACGAACATCGGGAAAGCTTCCTGGGATGAATGGAAGGAATGGATCGAAGATATAAATGATGACCTGCCGGACCTGGAGGGTCTTTCATCCGTATGGGATGACCTTCCGGAGCTGGCCCCGCCTTTAATTCACGGAGTGCTCAGGCAAGGCCATAAGATGCTTATCGCAGGACCCAGCAAGGCCGGTAAGTCCTTTCTCCTGATTGAGCTATGCTGTGCGATTGCTGAAGGCCATAAATGGTCCGGGTTCCAGTGTGCTCAGGGAAAAGTCCTATATGTCAATCTGGAGCTCGACAGGGCTTCCTGCCTGCATCGATTCAAGGATGTATATAAGGCGCATCATTGGAACCCTGAAAACATTAAGAATATTGATATCTGGAACCTTAGAGGAAGGTCTGTCCCCATGGATAAACTGGCCCCCAAATTGATCCGGAGGGCTGAGAAACAGCATTATATCGCCATCGTCCTTGACCCTATATACAAGGTCATAACAGGTGATGAGAACTCTGCTGATCAGATGGCAAACTTCTGTAACCAGTTTGATAAGGTCTGTACCGAACTGAATGCTGCAGTGATCTACTGCCACCATCACAGTAAAGGTGCCCAGGGCGGCAAGAAGTCCATGGACCGGGCTTCAGGTTCCGGTGTGTTTGCCAGGGATCCGGATGCCTTGATCGACCTGATCGAACTGGAAACGACTGAGGCCCTCCTAAAGCAGGAAGAGAATAAAGCGGTATGCAATGTCATCCTGGGGGATCTGGGAAGCGAGAAAAACCTGACAGTCTCCTGGGACTGGAAAGAGGAACTTAGCCAGGATGACTGCCTGAATGCGAATACCCTGCAGGAAGCCTGTAAAAAGCGCCTGAAAGCCGTGGATCAATTTAATATTGATTCCCTTATCACTGAGGCCAGGAAACGGGTTGAGGCGCGTACTGCATGGCGTATAGAAGGAACCCTCAGGGAGTTCCCGAAGTTCCCGCCTATTGATTTGTGGTTTGATTACCCAATCCACTATATGGACGATGTGGGAAGCCTCAAAGATATCAATCCGGAGTCTGAAAAGTCTTCAGTCCAGAAGATGATCGAAGCTAATAAAGAACGGTCTAAAAACCGGAATGTTGAAACATTCAATAAGTTTATGGTCGCCTTTGATGGGCTTGTCGACGAGGATGGAAAGGTCCTGATGCAGGATCTTGCAGACCAGATGGAGGTCGATGTTAAGACGATCGGGGCCTGGCTGGGGACAGGAAAGAAGGCAAGAAAGGACCTGAAAAAAGTGTTTGAAAAGATTCGAAAAGATGATGATAAGGACAATAATTATACCTACATTCAGAAAAAACAGGGGGGTGCGCCGACTTAGGGTTTCTTTGTCGGCGCAGTAGATAGGCCGAGGGGGTGCGCCGACAGTAAATCCCTTTGGATGCGCAGTAACAGGGTACTGCGCCGACAGACGGAGGTTCCCTTTGTCGGCGCACTGCGCCGAAGGGGTGCGCCGACAACACTACTAAAGTAGTGTACTGACGCACACCCCACGCAGGGGTAAGTGAGGTAGGCGGGCAAGGCCCCCGCCTGCCGCACCTACTCACCCCTACGATGCGTAAACGCGCGAAAAAGAAAGGAGAAAAATGACACTTGAATTTTTCATGGCCATGGATCCTCCGACAGCAACGGATCAGGAACATCAGGTCATGATGAGAAATGGGAAACCAGTTTTTTACAGGCCGACCCGGGTGAGAGCAGCCAGGTCAAAACTGATCGGACATCTTGGACAGCATGTCCCTGATGAAAAATTATGCGGTCCCCTTGAGTTGGTGACTAAGTGGTGTTTCCAACCTCACAACAAAATGCAGCATCATGGAGATTACCGGATATCAAAACCGGATACCGATAACCTGCAGAAGATGCTCAAGGATTGCATGACCCAATGTGGCTTCTGGGAAGACGATGCCCTGGTCTGCAGGGAGATCACCGAAAAGTTTTGGTCTGATGTCCCCGGGATCTATATCAGGGTGAGCGAGTTATGAGAGAACGGATTGATGAGTTCTTTGCTTACTGTAAAAAATTCCGAAAAGATACTCAGTGTGATTGGGATTATATCATGGATTGGATAGGACAAACAACCAGGATGACTCCCGGAGCTGCAGAGTATGTGGTGACCAAGTTGTCAGACCTGCTCCGGTTCCATGGCCATGATTATAGTCCGGAAGACATAAAGGCTTACGCTTTAGCAGGATGGGCCCTGGTAGTGAGGCCGAAAGAAGGTGACCACCAATGAAAACCGACATCATTGAGATTATGAAAGCACCGTATAACAAGTACAGGTATCCGGGCTTCTTCAGACGGTTTTCAGTAAAGCACCTTCAAATTGCTCTCCAACTTCTGGAGGAAGAAGGACAGATAAAGACCGAGAACCGACGCAGGGCGATCTGGTATGAGATCCAGCGCAGGGAGAAGCTGGCAAGGATTCAGGGAGTGCCGGTTGAGAATATCATTGATGTCGTGGAACAGAAAAAGTATTTCGATCGGGCTCCAAACAAGACCAACGAATTAGCGAATGACTGGAATGTAACCTGCCAGAGCATCTATCAGAAGATCCAGTACATGCCCGACATTCCAATAACAACGAGGTGATGACATGGCAGACAAGATGAAAGAGTACAACCGGGGCAGAGACCAGGGCCTTGACATGGCGTGGAGGCTGCTCCGGGACGCAGGCAACAAGGAAGGGGCTGAGCTGATTGCGAGCGAGATCCGGGCACGTGGCAAGTCGCCGATCCGGCTGGCTGTGACCCAGAAAGAGATTGCAAAGGCCATGGCGCCGATGAAGTGGTGCATGTATGAGACATTTCAGTGCATGGCCCCGATGGTCCTGCATGATCAGTTTGGCTTTGGACGGATCCGCTGCCTTCGATTCCTGGAGCGGTGGAACCTGAAAACCGATGCGATGTCTGACGGCCTTGTTGACTGGGCGGATCAGCTGCAGGCCGTTCGGGACGAGATCGGAATTGACCTACCCAGTGACTGTATGAAAGAGGAGGGCTTGCTATGAAACTGTTAAGCATGGTATCCACCTGCGTGGCCTATGTCTGTGCCGGTGCGTCCTTTGCCTGTGATATGCCGGTGATCGGCTTTCTATGGGTGCTTGGCGGTCTGGCAAGCCATTTTGTCAGTCTGTGGTAGGAGGGATTGTGGACAGAAGAAAAGAAATCATAAATCAGATTAACACGATTGCCGGAAAATATTCAGCTTATGAGGTTTTCACAGACTGGATCCGGTGCATGGCCATGTCGATCAGTAACAGCATCACGCTGTTTCATGGACCGGTATGGAAAGAACGGGAAGATACTTACATGGCAACAATGAATAAATACTCCCAGGACGAGAGGATGGCTTTTTGTGAAATGGCGGCATGGTTGGCTGAGACATTGGATGACGGCCCGGACGATATCCTTGGTGATATCTACATGAAGTCCGGAATGGGATCAAAGGCAGCGGGACAGTTTTTTACTCCGTTCCACTTATCGGAGTTGACGGCCAGATTATCGGTCAATATGGACAAATTGATAAAAAATGACCTAATTAAACCGAACGAGCCCTCATGCGGAGGCGGCGGGATGATCATAGCGGTTGCAAAGGTCCTGCAGGAAGCCGGGATCAATTACCAGCAGAAGATGGATGTCGTAGCACAGGACCTTGACTGGAAAGGAGTCTATATGTGCTATGTACAGTTGTCCCTACTGGGGATCAAGGCGATATGCGTACAGGGCAACACCTTGCTGGATCCTTATGATCCGAAGGAGACAGAAGCATCGCATAAGCTTTACACGCCGGCAAAGATGGGGGTGCTATTGTGAAGCAAAGGTTAACAGAAGAGTTTATCAATGCCGTACTGCCATTTGTCGACAGAAGGAACATCGACGACATCAAGATGAAAACAGCCATGATTCTTTCGAAATACTCAATAGCGGAAGAATCAACCGAGCTGACCGTTTACAAGGGTGACGTCAACGACAAAATGTTAAAGAGATTTCTAATGGCGAAAGCAGCGGCCGGATTGTCGCAAAGGACTCTTCGTTACTACAGAATAAGTATTACTTTTTTCTTTAATCGAATCAATAAACCGTATTGTGACATAAACGCTGATGATATACGGATGTATATAGCCACAAGAACGCAGATTGATAAAGTTAGTAAAGTGACTGCAGACAACGAGAGAAGAAATATATCGTCTTTCTACACATGGCTTCAGAAAGAAGAAATATTGTTGAAAAACCCGATGACAAAAGTGGATAGTATCAAGATTCCAAAAAAGAAAAAAATGGCCTTCACACAAATGGATATCGAGAAAATGAGATACGCTTGCCAGAACACCTTCCAAACGGCATTGTTCGAAATATTGCTTTCAACATGGGCACGCGTTTCCGAAGTCGCTCAGATTAAGATCAGTGAAATTGATATCGAAAAAGGAGCTGTATTGGTCCACGGGAAAGGAGACAAAGAAAGGACAGTTTACCTGAATGCCAAAGCCAAATTAGCGGTGGAGAATTATTTAATGGATCGAGAAGACGATAATCCATATCTATTTCCGAAATGTGAATATGCTGGAGATGTAACTCGGTTGTGCCATGGTATTCCAAGAAAACTGCAGGGTGAATGGTACAAGAAAAAGCAGTTTGTAAGCAAGGAAGCCAGGCATAGAGACGGGAGCACAATAGAGAGCGACATAAGAAGGATAGGAAAGAGAGCAGGTGTTGAGAATGCACACCCACACAGATTCCGGAGGACAGGAGCAACACAGGCCCTGAGAAACGGCATGCCGCTGATCACGGTTTCAAAGCTATTGGGCCATGAAAACATAGGAACGACCCAGATATATCTGGATATCAGCGATAAGGAACTAGAGCAGGCTCATGAGAAATACGTGATCTGATGGAGGTGGTAAAAATAAGAATCTTTATGGAGATTACCATGGACGAATATCTGCATATATACATCGTGAAAGAGGTGGAATATTGAAAGCTATAACCTTAGAAGAACTGAGCCGTATCTGGGCCGACTACAAGATACCAAGGGACGTCCGGGCGGAGAAAGAGATTGAAGATCTTGCCTTTGACACCATGGAGTGGACAGGCTGGCACCGGCCCGAGAGCCTGATGCCGGATGCGGACAGGGGTGATGATTATGTTTTGGCCATCGTTTCAGGGGTCGGTAAGAACATGACTTATGAACATGCGATGGTAAGAGCCAACTGGATACCAGAGAGTGGTTGGTATCTGCTGGATGATAACCCGGATACCTTCACGGTAGAGCGGTGGGCATACTGTCCGGATCCGCCAAAAGAGATACAGGAGGATATTGACAGAATGCTGAAGGAGGAAAACAAATGAAATTCAAGAATGATAAAGAGCGAATCGCATTCCTGGAAGACTACAGGAACGAAGAAAAAGGCTGGTATCTCTTCCGAGAGATTGAAGACATGCAGCGGCGCTGGTGGCGGTTTGACCTGCCAGATTGTGCTTTAATCGTCGAGGAAGATATGATGACATTCGAGTACCCGGAGAAGAGAGTCGATTGGTACATACACAACTGGTTCATCATCAAAGACTGGACATTCAGCGAGAAGACCTTCCGTGATCAGGTGGCAAGCCGATCGATGGCCCTGAGGGAGCTGAAGAGAGTAGAGAAGGAGATGAAGGCGAATGGATGATTTGATTAGCAGACAGAATGCCATAAATACGGCATTAGAATTTTTTTGTAGAGTTTTTAGGCGGTGCATTTCATGAAGATGACCAAAAGATACTTATGAAAAGAATGAATGAGTTGCCATCCGCAGAGCCAGAACGGAAGAAGGGGAAGTGGATATACAAACATTGCGTGTG